CCCTTTTGCGGCGCGGCGCGTGTAGCTTCGATTCTCGAAATAGGATCGTTTTCGGGAAAGGCGGCGCACCGCTATGTCGGCTATCGCCATCGGGATTTCCGGAAGCGGACGTTCCGCTTCCCACCAATCCCGGTCATTCCGATAACGCCCAATTTCGGCCATTCCGCTTACGTCAACACAGATCCGCAGGCCACAGCCGTGATAGTAGCTCACGTGGCTATGTTTAAGAAAAGCGCGGCCGATGCTGATCAAAGTAAGACTCACCCACATCTGCTGCGGATCATCAGAACTCTCATCTATCGATCCTGAATAGAAGGTCGACGGCAGGGCTGAAGCAGAGCGGCACGGTAATAGCCACCACGAACGTCAGAAGAACGTTGGTCATAAATGTGCCAGCCGAAGGGTAAACCAACCTCCTGAAAATCCCGCAGACCAGCCATATTGGTGCGGTGAATAATGAAGAGATCAATAGAGTCCACCCTAGACTGGCCAAAATATGCGTTTCTCCACAGCCAATAGAGGGATCGCACGTACCCAACAGGTTGCCCACCAGTACAACACTACCGATGCCAGACGCAAGAATTCCGACCGTAAGACAGCCAAACGGCCAAGCCTTTCGTAGGTGGAGAAAGAGTGGCTCTTCGCTCATGCTGCGACCTTAGTGACAATCGTAAGCCCCTTAAAGTAGCGGCTCCTGAATCTGCTACGCTACTGCGAGACGCAAACCGTCCGCGCTCCACCAATTGCGGCCATTTCCCTTCCGCCCAGTTGCGGACATTGGGGGTAGACGCCATACCGTAGGCATGGATGTTCCTATGCCGCGGTGGATTGCCTTTTGTTCGCTTTTCCTGGCGTTGGCGTTGCCGGCTTGCCAGCCGCCCAGATATAAACTTACGGCATCATTCACCGCAGGCAGACTATTTTTCAACGCAGAATTTCCCGGTATTTGGCCTTTTAAATGGGGTGGTTCGCAGGTGCAGGCGAGCTACATTGAAGTCGTTAGCTCAAATCAGATTCTCTGGGCCATCAAAGCCAGCGAAGACCGAAAATGCACGATCGCGACACAAAACCCGTCCTATAGAGAACCGACCCATCTTGGTTTTCCCCTCGCTTTCGGCGTAACACCCCGCTGCTACGTGACGCTGACGCCAGCAAGGTCGCTCCCAGAAGATACGGCCATCCTTGTCCGCGCTCATGGCGCTCTCACCGAAGGCTCGGGACAATTTAAACTGAACGGTCGTAAGATCGTAGTAGTCGGCAATGCCTATGGGGTGGAGGGCACTGCACCAAGCCAGAACCCTCGCTGGAAAATTGAAGCAGCGCAGGTCGGCAACAAGAGCAGCTAAGTTCTGCTGTCCTCCCAATTCAGCACAGTCCTGATGCGGAAATCAAAATTTGCACCAAAACGTGCTGTCTGCGATTCAAAACCACCGTGTGATTGACGGCTCACGCCGTCCCCGTCTCTTGTAGAAAACGATTCTACAAGATCGGCCGCTTGAGACTGCGGCTGTCTTCGTCCCTGTTCGATCCAACAAACGGCGCCCGGCGCGCCGCAATCGAACCGAGGATCAGCCGCCATGGGCACCAAGAGCAAGCCGTTCCGCGCCTTCGTTGAAGGCGAGACCATCAGCGATGGCCGCAAGGTCACGCCCGAGATGATCGACGAGTGCGTCGCGACCTTCGCGCCTGCGACCTATTCCCCGCGGATCAACCTCGAGCATGTTTCCGGCTACAGCCCGGAGCCGCCCTTCAACGGCTATGGCGACGTCGTCTCGCTCGAAGCCAAGACCGACGACATCGTCATCGCCGGCAGGAGCGAGAAGCGCCGCGCGCTGTATGCGATCGTCGAGGGCAACGACCAGCTGGTCGCGCTCGCCAGGGCCGATCAGAAGCCATTCCCGTCGGTCGAACTTACCCCCAATTATGCCGGCAGCGGCAAGTTCGGCATCATCGGCCTGGCCTTCACCGATACGCCCGCGTCGATTGGCACCGAGCGCCTGCAATTCTCGCACCGCGCGCCCGGCACGGTGTTCGCCTCGTGATCCGACGCCGTCGCGATCGAATTCGAGGCGAAGCAGGCCGAACAGGAGAAGGTCGACAGCATCGTCGATCGCCTGTTCTCGGCCGTCGCCGCCAAATTCAAACCCGCCGAGCCCGTCACGCCGCCGCCCGCCAACGACAATTTCGACCCGGCGACCTTCGCCACCGACATGCGCACCGCGTTCAGCGGCTCGCTGACCGCGGCGCTGAAGCCGGTCACGGATGCGCATGCCTCGCTGCAGCGCGAACTGGCGACGCTGAAGACGCAGCTGGCCGCCACCGAGCAGCCCGGCTTCTCGCGCCCGCCCGCATCGGGGGCGGGGGACGACGCCGTCACCGACTGCTGATCCGCCGCGCCCGACACCGACCGCCCCGTCAGACCGCTTTCACAGGAACCGCCCCGATGCTCAACGCCACCCGCACCAAGTACGACGCCTATACCCAGCAGATCGGCAAGCTGAACAACGTCGCCGACCCCAGGCGCTCGGCTTCATGCTCGGGATGGTCGCCTTCAAGACCGCGCCCGGCTTCATCACCGGCTGCGCGACCGCGGCCGGTGAGCTGCCCGGCATCATCCGCGACCGCCTGGTCGCCTTCCTCCCCGCCAAGAAGGAGAAAAAGTGATGCCGAACCCCGGCACCACCACGCCTGCGCGTGCGCGCGCCAAGACGCTGATCGGCGTCGTTGGTCTGGCCACCGCCGCCATCGTCACCCCGTTCGTATCCGCATGGGAGTCGGGCGGCAGGCCGCGGCTCGAAGCCTACCGCGACATCGTCGGCATCTGGACGATCTGCGGCGGCGAGACGCTCGGCGTGACGCCCGGCATGCGCGAGACCGTTGCCGGGTGCGAAGCCCGCGACCAGGCCGCGCTGATCCGGCATGCCGAACCGGTCCTCGCCTGCACGCCATCGCTCCGCGGCCATTCCAACCAGCTCGCCTCGGCTATCAGCCTGGCGTACAATATCGGCACCGGTGGCTATTGCGGCTCGACGGTCGACCGTCGTTTCGACGCGGGCCAGTGGCGCGCCGCGTGCGACGCCTTCCTCCTGTGGAACAAGGCGGGCGGCAAGGTCGTGAACGGTCTCGTCCGTCGGCGCCAGGCAGAGCGCGACCTTTGCCTCAAAGGTCTGCCGCGATGATCCGCACCATCCTGTCGAAGCTGCGCGGCGAGGCTGCGTTCCTCGTCCTGCTCGCGGTCGCGGGGGCGGGGGCCTGGCTCTACGTCCTCTTCCAGCAGGTGCGCGCCGATCGCGACGACGCCGTGCACCGCGCCGAGATCGTCTGCGCGCGCTCAGGCGTCGAATGGGGCGCAACCAATACCGCGGCGCGCGGCGTGCTCTGCGCGCGCCATGTCGCCGGCCTCGTCGCGTTTCGCGCCGACGCCGACCAGCAGACCGCGCGGCTGTTCGCCAAGGCGATGGCCGATGCCAGCGCCCGCACCGTCAAAGACAACCAGGCCGCGCGCCTTGCGGCCGAAGCCGCCAGCGCCGCGGCTATCCGCATGGAGACCGCCGATGCCGAAGCCGAACGCCGCAACCTTGTCGATCGTGAGTGGCTTGCTGCTGTCAACGGCGTTGCCGGCCTGCGCCCACCGGCCCGCTAATCCGCCCGTCGTGGTCCCGGTTGCCGTTGCGGTCGAACGACCGCTGCCGCCTGCCGACCTGATGGCCTGCGCAGAGCGGCCTGCCGGCCTCCCCGAAGATGCGTCGCTGATCGCGCAGATCCCGACGGCGATCCGCGCCGGCATCATCCGCATGGCCCGCGCCTTCCGCACGAACGCTGACGGCAAGGACCGCCTGGTCAACTGGCTGGCCCCCAACAGCTGCCCGGCGCCCGCAAAGGCGACCCGATGAAAAAGCTCGAAGGCCTGCGTGCGCACCTGATCGCATCTGTTCCCACAATCAGGAACAGCCCGGAGAAGATGGAGGTTTTTGTAGATAAGGGGGACGTCGCGGTGCGCGCCGGCTCGCTGTCGTTCGAATATTCCTACACGGCTTCGATCTGGGTGCAAGACCATGCCGGCAGTGTCGACACTTTGTTGGTGCCGATCCTGGCATGGATTGCTGCCAACCAGCCCGACTTGTTCGAGAAGGGCGAGCGCAAACCGTTTACCTTCGAAAGCGAGCTGCTCGACGCCGAGACGTGCGACATCACGATCACGCTCGCTCTGACCGAACTGGTGCGCGTCGAACAGCAGGCGAGGGGCCTGAAGGTCACGCATCTGCCCGAGCCCATCCTGCTCGATCAGTTTGCCGGCGTTCCGTCCGGCACCGCCCTATGGGCCGGGCTGATCGATGACGCAGCCGGCGATATCGAGATCGTCACGCGATGACCGACTTCGAACCGATCGAGCAGCTCTGCCGCGATCTGCTGCTGCGCACCGCCGCGCCCGAACGCGCGCGGCTGATGCGTTCGATCGGTCGCGAGATCCGCAAGAGCCAGTCGGATCGCATCGCCGCCCAGCGCGATCCGGAAGGGGCGGCGTTCGCCCCGCGACGTCCCAAGTCCGATCGTGGGAGGAAGAAGGGGAAGCTGCGCCAGCAGAAGATGTTCCGCAAACTGCGTATGGCTAAAAGCCTGAAGGCTGGCGGCAACGGCGACGAGATATGGGTCGGCTTCGGCGGGCGCGCGTCGCAGATCGCCAGCATCCACCAAGCTGGCCTTTCCGACGCGCCTGCGCCCGGTCAGCCGAAGGTGCGCTACGCCCGGCGCGTGTTGCTAGGTCTGACGGAAGCCGAACAACAACGGATCCTCGATCTCATTCTCGCTCAGGTTGCACGACGCTGATCTTGTACAATGCGTTTCTACAAGAGCGCCCCATAGCCATGCCCTCGCTACGCCGACGACATGGCCGGCGACATGGCCGTTACCTCCACCCCAACCACTCTGGACCTATCGCGGCTCACCGCGCCGGTGTTCGTCGAGCAGCTGACGTTCGAGGATATCCTCGCGCAGATGGTTGCGGAGGTGCAAAAACGCCTTCCGGCGTTCGACGCCACTGTTGATAGCGATCCGGCAGTGAAGGTCCTGCAGGTCGCCGCCTACCGCGAGATGCTGATCCGGCAGGCGTTCCAGGACGGTGCCGTCCAAATGTTGGTAGCGTACGCGACCGGCACGAACCTCGACCATCTGGGTGCCCTGGTCGGCGTCGCGCGACTGGTCGTCATTCCAGCCAACGAGATCACCGGTGCGGCAGCGGTCATGGAAAGCGACGACGCCTTGCGAACTCGCATCGTTCTCGCGCCGGAAAGCTTTACCTCGGCCGGGCCCGAACTGGCCTATGTCAGTCATGCGAAGGGCGCGAGTGGCGACGTCCTCGATGCCAGCGCCACGTCCCCGGCACCGGGAAAGGTGCTGATTTCAGTGCTGTCGCGGCTTGATGACGGCACGGCATCGCCAGCCTTGATAGCTTCGGTCAACGCGATCGTCACCGACAAGGCGATCCGCCCGCTCGGCGACGACGTCGCCACCGCCAGCGCTCGGATCGTCCGGTTCGTAGTATCGGCCTCGCTCGTTACCTTTGCCGGTCCCGACATCTCCGTCGTGCTGGCGGCATCGCGTACGGCGCTCGATGCCTACCTTGCCGATAATCGCAAGCTGGGGCGCACGATCACGCGCAGCGGGATTATTGCGGCACTGACCGTTGCTGGCGTTCACCGCGTCGACCTCGTCGCGCCGGCCACCGACGTGGCTTGCGATCAAACGCAGGCGGCCTGGTGCTTCGACATCGCCATCGCGCACGGTGGGTACGCGGCATGAGCTTGCTACCGCCCAATTCAACCATGCTGGAGCGTGCGCTGGAAGCCGGCGCGGCGCGTATCAGCGACGTCAACGCGCCGATCGACACGCTGGTCGATCCGCTCAAGATTGCCGCGGACGCGCTTCCATGGCTGGCCTACGGGCTGTCTGTCGACTTCTGGGAAACGAGCTGGTCGGAAGCGATAAAGCGCCGCGCGGTCGCCGAGTCGATCGCGCAGCACAAGATCAAGGGTACGCGCGCCTCGGTCGAGCACGTGCTGGCCCGCGTCGACGGCCTCGCGCGCGTGATCGAAGCTGCCGAGGATCCGGAGCGTCTCGTGCCGCATACGTTCGAAGTCGATCTTCCTCTCGTGACTGCGCCAGGCACTGCAGGCGGCGCGCGTGCGAACGCCGTGATCGTTGATGACATCATCGCCCAGGTTACCGCGGTAAAGCCGCTGCGCGAGCATCTGACCGTCGTCCAGTCGCTCACACTGTCGGGCGGCGTCGGTGTCCAAGGCGAAGTGCGTCTCGCCGGCTACACGCGCGACGACGCAGATCTGCTGATCGACGAAGCGCCCCAGTGGGATTTTTACCTGACCACCGAGCAGGGCGAGCCCCTCCAGGCCGAAACCGGCACGCTGTTGGATACCGCACCATGACGAGTCTCACCCTGATGATCACGCGCGTGGGGCAGGCGCGCTTCACTGCCGCGCAGCTCGACGCCGATATCAACCTCGGCATCGCGCAGATCGGGCTGACCGATGCGCCGTTCGTTTCCGCGCCGACGCTCGAAGCGCTGCCCGGCGAACTCAAGCGGCTTGCCAGTATCTCGGGCGATCAGGTGGGCGACAACATCGTTCACATGACGATCCGCGATGACAGCGCCGACGGCTATACCGCGCGCGGCTTTGGCCTGTTTCTTGCGGACGGCACCTTGTTCGCTACCTATGCCCAGGCAGATCGCCTGTTCGAGAAGTCGCCGCGAGCGACCTTCCTTGCTGCGATCGACATCGCTTTCCCGACCGGCGACGTGTCCGAGCTGCGCTTTGGCAACACCAACTTTCTCAATCCCCCGGCGACCACGACCGTCAAAGGTGTCGTCGAACTCGCAACCCAAGCCGAAGCGGATGCGGGGACCGACACGCGTCGCGTCCCCCCCGTCTCTGTCATGCGGACGTCGATCGCCGGAGCTATCGCAACGCTTTCCGCCACGATCGACCAGCGGATCGCTACGGTCGTCGCGTCGATCGGGCAGGCGCTCGACGGGCTGGCTGCCCGCACGGTGTTCGGCAGCGGGCTCGTGACCGGCGGTGGGCGGAACGACAGCAACCGGACGCTGACCGTGACCGCCGCGAGCCCAACCGACACGCGTGCCGGCACGCGCGCAGATCTCGCCGTCACCCCGGCCAGCCTTGCCGGCGCTGGAGCGGTCTACGTCGCACAACAGAAACTGGCGGCCAACGGTGGCTATCGTGTCTGGAGCGATGGGCTGAAGGAATGCTGGGGAACCATCGCAGTCGGCGCGAACGGCGTCGCACAGGTCGAATTGCCCGTCGCTCATACGTCCTTTGTCGCGCCCGCCGGCGCAGCCGGCGCCATCGTCCAGGACGAACAGATGCTTGGCATTCAAAATCTGTCCCTCGGGGGGTTCGAAGTGCGCAACCGCAATCCCCTGTCGGCGAACTACTATTGGCACACGAAGGGCGTCTGACATGGCGAAAATCACCGCGCTTCAGGCTGCCGATCTGCTGACGGGCGACGAACATCTGCCGATCGTGCAGGGTGGCGATACCAAGCGCGTGACGATGGCTGCGTTCCGCAATCTCATCACCCCGTAC